GGGAGCGTCCGTCGCGGCACGGATCAGGGCAACGCTGCGGGTAACCGACTCAGAGGTCGTCGGGGCGTCAGTCGTACTCCGAACGGCTGCAATGACTCGGGTGGCGGGCGAGGTGAGCGTTGGAGCATCGGTGGTGGTCCGATTGACCTGGCCACCAGATTTCTTCTGCCAGATCAGGAGCAGCGACATTGGATTGTCCTACCTGTCCATTGGATTGGACTTATGGGGGTTAGCCCCTGAAAGGGGCGGCCGACGTCGTCAGTCGATCAGGGTGCGGAGGCTAAAGCCAGCGACAGGCATCCGGGTCGTAGTTGGTACGACTGCTGTCGCGGTAGATGGCAACGGAAAGGCAGAAACAACCTGGACGAAGCCTGCGGATGAACCGTCTACTGCATTTGTGACGATTCGTCGGATGGTGGCGGTTACCCCGCTCATGTTCATTGCCATATAGACGTTCGGATTGCCCGGCAGCGAGGGCGGAATAATGAACGCATCCGTCGAAGCCTTGAGTTCGACGGCGCAGGCGCCCCACGCCGCACTCGTGATCGTGCCGTCTACGGTGGTGTCGTTGTCGATCCGCCACTGCGTCTGGAGACAGACGGTCGGTGTCGCAGCGTTCGTATCCGACAGTTCGGTGAAGTTCGTGCCTGGGGTGGTGGTCGTGTCCGACACGTTGCCGAGAGCCCCAAAGGTGGCGTTGTTGGCCGAGCCGAAGGCGGCTAAGGTGGCCAGCGGCGTGACGCTGGTGCCGGTGCCGACTGCCTGCTGCACGATCCCGTCATTGGTGGTGGTATTGACGCCGCTGAACTCGTTGAGCCCCCAGGTGCAGGCGGTCTGCGTCGCCCCGAACGTAATGACGATGGTACCGACGTAGTCCACCGTCGGAACGCAGGACCAGATCGAGTTGCGGTGCGCCGTCCCGTTGAACTGCGTCGAGGAGCGGGACGTCCAGGTCCCGCCGCCAGCGATGCCGCTCGGGGCGGCGGCCGAGGCCGCCGTATTGGCGAACGACAGCAGATACAAACGCGCGGCCTTGAGCGTGACAGACGCCGTGGTATACGTCGTCGAGTCGGTGGAGTCATTCCCGCTGGTGATCGCGGCAGCGTTCGCGGCCACCTTCCATGTACCAGAAGCCTGGACGACGTCAGCGTTAGCGGATAGTACCGGGCCGGTCGAACGAATCAGGTCGATGCGTCCAGTCACGATATCGGTCATGAGGTAGACACCCATATCGATCGAGTCCGTTCCAACCGTGGAACCGTTAGCCCAGAATGCTTTGGCAACAATGAATGGTTCTATCAGGTATATCGGGTACAGGACGGCGGTATTGGCGTTAGACCAGGTTCCAGACACACCTGCCCCCGTGATGCCACCTGTTGCACCACCCATCTCGTCACCAGTCGGCATGATGGTGATATTTGAAAGGCGGAAGCGCGGTGGTGGGGTGTAGATCATGGCCCAAACGTCCGGTAGCCCTGCGCCATGATGTTTGGGACGTAGGCTTGCGTATACTTGGCGAAGGTTGCAGGGCTCGCTCCAGTTGACAGTGGCAGCGTGACACTCGCTTGTTGAAGCAGGCCGAGGGCTTGCGCGATAACCGCATTGGGTTGTGATCCGAAGATCGTCAACGTCGTCACCGTGTCAGCCACTGCTGCCAAGTAATATCGACCGCGAGCAAGGTTCGTATCAGTGATATTGAAGATTAGAGTTGCCGTAGAGCCTACTGCTGCGGTGGTTCCTGCCGACACCAACCTGGTCCCATCATCGGCATAGATCCCGACATCTACGTTTCCGGCACCAGTGCCGATCCCTAAGAACATCTTGTAGATCGTTATTGCATCTGGCACCCAGAATGGGACGTAGATGACGACGTTAGCGGTAGGCCATGCTAGCGGCCCGACGTCGTTGTTGACGAGAACAGCCAACGACGTCGCTAAACTCTGATATCCAAACGGCGAGATTATGAGTTCGCCAGGTCGCGCCCGTGAAGGTGGTGTGTAAAGCATCAGTACAACTCGATGTAATGGACTTTGGCATCGCCAACAGCGGAGTAGGCGGCAGAAGTGATGCCGTTGACGGCGGTCGTAACTGGCAACACGAGCGAAGCACCCGGATCGAGGCGGAAGTCGGCAGTGGTGGCTGTACCACCAACGTCGATGAAGACGGCGACGGACTGGAGATTCAGGACCAGCACGGCGCGTCTGCCCTCACGCGCCGCCACGATCGCAGCCGAAGCGTTCGAGATGGATACTTGACCAACGGCGTTGGTGCCCGAGCCGATGGGTGTGGTCGGGAATGCGCCAGCCGCCGTGAGTGCAACATCCGTAACGGTCTTGGCGTCGTCGGACCCTGCAAACACGGCAACGCCCACCGGCTGGATATCAGACACGTCGCCTGAATAGGTGACGGTGCGGGTCGCAACCCGGATGTCAGCGGTACCAGTACCAGTACCAGGTAGGAGTTTGTTATCAGGCATCTCTTGCTCCTACCACGATGGGTGCGGCGGCGGGAAGCCCGCGCCGTTGTAGAAGCCATCGCTGGTGCCTGCGAGGGCGTGCGCCTTGATGAGCGTGTCGATCGGGTCCTGATAGGTGCGCCCCGCGCTCCTCACCACCGAGGCGAACAGGGCAGCGTCGGCCACGTCCACCACCGGCAGGCCATACGGCCCACCAACGTAGGGAGTGGTCCGTCGCACACCAGGCGCGAAGAACGTGTCCAGCGTGAGGGGAGCCCCTGTCCGGGTCAGGCCGACGTTGCCGGACCAGTACACGCTGTCGGGGAAGTACGACTGCGTAGCCCCGGAGATCTCGGACCACCAGCCCTTGGCGTTGCGGCTCTCGGGCCCCTGCTTGAAGACGTTGTTGACCAAGTTCGCGCCGCGCGGGTTGCCGTGCGCCGAGAACGCGTCCCAATCGTAGACCGCACAGTTGACCGCATCCCAGCCGTCTACGTCGTGGCCGCGCAGGTTGCGCCGGTTGTTCAGGATCATCAGGTTGCGGTAGTAGGTGATGCGCCGGACGTGGTAACTCGTCTCGTTCGCCCCAGCCGTCGTGATGTTGGGCCCGTAGCCGGTCGCCGGGTCGCCCGGGCTGTGGATGTTGGAGTTGTAGAGCGCAGGGCCGAAGAGGCACTCCTGCACCGTCACGTCATAGGTGTTGTTGAGCCAGGAGGCGATCACGTCCGGGCCCCACGCCAACGAGCAGTGGATCAGCGCGATGCGGCTGATCGTCCCGGTCAACGGGGGGTTGAAGGTGATCGCGCGGCGGTCAGCGCTTAGGGCTTGGGTCGCGCCTTCGCCTGGCCGGAAGGCCACCTCTCGCACGATGACGTTAGAGCAGCGCCAGACGATCTTGTAGTCCTTCATGGAGCCGGTCCAGCCCGTGCCGTCGATAGTCAGGTCGCCGTGGGTGACGCTGAACGACGCACCCTTGCCGTCGAAGACGGCGCTGCCGACGAGGTTGACGATGCGCGGGCCGCTGGCTTCGAGTGCTGCGCGGAAGGCGTCGAAGTCGGCAACGGTGTAGATCGTACCGCCCGCGCCTCCGGTGGTAGCAGCGCCATAACCGACTACGTTCAGCGGCGGCACTACGACCGCCTTGGGCGTCAGGTCCACCACGTTCGACCACGGCCCGTTGCGGCCTTTGGCGTCCACGCCGCGCACCCGGTAGTGATACACCGTCCCGTTGGTCAGGCCAGTGTCGGCGAAGGATGTGGCCGCACCCGTGTACAGCGCCCCGTAGCCTGCCGTGGCGATGGCTCGGCGGAGACGGTATTGCACTGCACCCGTGACGGCGGACCATCGTAGATCGGTGCGTTTGTCACCAGCGGTGCCGGTGAGCGTCGGGGCAAGCAGACTCATGGTGTCTCCTCTTGAATGAATAGGCCGCTAACGGCGGCCAGTCGGACGACTGAACCTGTCCCTCGGGCCAGGGCGGGGCGTCATCAGCCCATGCGGCTACTAGCCGGAGAGGGTGATCGTGTCAGTAACGGTGAGCGTGTCACCGTTCACGACCGTGGCATCCGCGTTGAGCACGGTCTCGAAGACGACCGGCCCCGTCGAGTCGGTGCGGTTATGGCAGAACAAGCCCATCTGGTGGATGGCCGTGATCGTGCCGGTGATGGTGTACGCCTTCTGGAGCGTACTGGTCGCGCCGCCCATGGTGTGGGCGTAGGTCGCCAACTGGCGGTTGCCACCATTGGTGGTCACCTCAGAGGTGAGCGCGGTATCAGTCGCCGATGCGGCGGCTGCGTTCGTGCTCAGCGCCATGAAGCGCACGGAGCCAGTCCCACCTGCTCCCATGATGAACCCGTTGGCGGTCGCGGGCGTGGTACCAACACCGTCAACCGCAGTCCACCACTGATCGCCGGTCGCGACCGATGTCGTGTTCGAGGCGACGTTGAGGTAAACCGGGGCCGTGGTGACACCCGTCACCGAGGAGTACACCCGGAACCCGGACAGACCGAGTTGCGGGGTCGCAAGGTTGCTGGCCGTCCACGGCGTACCCGTGGACGTGATGGTCGTGGCCGCGGCGGCGGTGTTCGGTGAACCGGCACCACCAGCCGGGATGAAGCCACCAATCCATGAGTGACCGACATCACGGCCGATGTTGGTCAGCAGATTCTCGGACAGTCCGAGATCCGTGATGGTCCCATCAGCGTGGGTGATGAAGGCATGCACGATGTTGAGACCGACGCGGATGACCCGCTCCGTCTTCCGACCGCGCATGATGGAAATGGTTGCGATATCGGTCTGGCCGACTCGCTCGACCGGAGCGAAAACCGCGTCCGGGCCGATCATGGTTGGATGAGCCATTGGTTCTCTCCTACTCGGATCTTGACGGAATCGCCTAAGTGGGCGTTTGCGCATCGGCACCTCCCTGGAGCAGCGCGATAAGGTTGGATCTGACCAGTTCTGCGCCGATGACATCAACGTCGTCTCCTGCGCAGACCACCCCATTCGGCAAGATCCATAGACGATCGACATGTCCGTCGAGACGTTTCTTGCCGATGCCGTAGGCCCGGATCTCAGACCGCTGCTTGATAACGAGGGCTTGGTCCTGCGTGAGATTGATGGCATCAGGGGGTGGAAAGTTGACGGTGCCGACGACTCGTGAGGTGTAGTAAGGCTGCTCACCGGGTGACACCGTCAGGGTCAATACCGGGGAGGAGTTCGCCTTACGGCCCAAGATCCAACGTCCTGGGGCTCGCATCAGATCGGAATACCTACTCGCCCATCCAGGCTCATCCAGATCGATCATGGTTGGATCGCTGGCGATCACGATGAGGATGTAGGGGTTATCTCCGTGGAAGAGATGAGCCATGGCTACCCAACCGTGACGGCCACCGTGGCAGCCGTGCTGTCATCGGAAAGGTCCACCAGGTTCACATTCCATGCCCCCGCGTTGGGGAAGATGTAGTTGTTGAACTGGGCGGTGCCATCCTGCGCCACGCTGAGGACTTGGCTGATCCCGTCATCGCCAGCCGGGTTCTCGAACTGCAAGTGGTAGCGAATCTCAGGATCGGCCGGGTAGTTGGCTTCGTCGTGAGCGGAGGCATCGTTGTTGCTGGCTCCGGTGATGTTCACGCGAACGGCATCCACCGCATGATCCGGAGCAGCAGGAATAACGGTAAGAACAGCGGCCATCAATCTCCTCCTTGGAGTTCGTAGAGTTCCTGCTGAGAAAAGGCCAGCGAGGCAACCTGTGGCCACCAGACGTAAGCGGTGACCTGATCCCATCCATAACGCTGAGCCACGCCAGCGCAGGCGTCGTGCATCATCAGCAAGTTGTGGGCCTCCCAGCCAGGATTGCCCTTGCCGATGGCGTAGTAACGCAGGTAGTCCTGCATCATTTCGTCCAGGCTCCGCGTGTGGTTGATGTGGCCGTGAGGCCACCACATGGCCTGCTTCGGAGCCGGACGGGCGTGGAGTGTCTTCGGCCAGCCGAGGCCCTGATGGAAGAGCCGGAGGTGACCGTGTTGCTCTTCATACTCGATCCCTTCCACCCACGACCGAAATGGGACCCAGACGCCGTCCATTCGAGATCGTTCAGCCCAAGCGATGGCGCTCCCTAACGACTCCAGTAGTTCGTCGTCGGGCCATTCATCACAGGCCACGTCGAAGACCCACTTGGTCGTGGCCGCCGCGATGATGCGGTGCATGGACGCATCACCAAAACCCAGATGCGGTTCCTCTAGGATCTGATCTGTGGGGCGATCAGCGATCGAGCGCGCAATGTCTAGGGTGCGATCAGATGACGCCTGGACCCCGATCACCAGACTGGGGAACCACTCCCTAAGTCGAAGGAGCAGGGCTTCGATGCGCTGCTCCTCGTTCCAGGCCACCACCACCCCCGAACAATCGGGGATGGGAGGTGGGTTGGGATATGGAACCCCAGTCAACTCCGTCACCTCGTCCAAGGACTCGGTTACGACGGTGAAAGCGTCGGCCATTTATTCCTCCGTCGGCCACTCCCGACGTGCTGGCATCTCGAAGAACTCGCCGAAGAGGTCGGGGGCTGGATAGGATCTGATGATGGGGAGACGAGCAGGAACACCCATAACGGTTGCCCCCGGAGCCACGTCATGGGTCACTACTGACCCAGCCCCGACGATGGAATCCGCTCCGACGTTCACGCCAGGCAGTAAGAGGGCACCACCGCCGATGCGTGCTCGCGCGCCGATCTTGGGACCAACGACTTCTCCCCCGCGCTGCATGGAGTTATCGTTCATGGTGTAGACACCCACCGAGATGAAGGCCTCATCCCCGATGACGCAGTCGAAGGTGATGTGGGATAGGTCCACAATCTTGACTCGATTTCCGATGACCGCCCCGTTCTGAACGGTGCAGTTGCTCCCAATCACGGTGGACTGCCCGATGGTGGTGTTCTCACGAATGATCGTGCCATCTCCGATCAGGCAGTCGTCCCCCATCTGCACCCCTGCGTAGATGACGGCGTTGCAGCCGATCACACAGCGTTCACCGATCTTTGTCTCACGGAGTACCTGTGGCTTACGGGCGATAACGCCCGCCGCCATCGGCACCCGCCCGATGATTGCCCCGGGGTACACGGTGGTGCTGGCCGGGATGGCCACGGGTTCTATGAGTCGCATGGCAATCAGGTCTCGTCATACGAGTACGAGATCGTTTCCGTCCCCCAGTTCCCAGGCGTTGCGCCCGAACCAACCTGCAACTGGAAGACTGAGTATTTGGTGACGTCACCGATGGAGGTATAGGACCCGGAGTCCCAGGTGCCCTTGGCCGACGAGGTGACGGCATTGAAGTTGGTCGTCGCGACGCTGGAAGTGGATGCCGTCGGGGTGGTGTACGAGGTGATCGCTCCGGCCCACATCAGGGTCGTGTTAGTAGCAACTGCCCCATCCCCCCAGATCTTGAAGTTGACGACGGAGTTGGCTGGGGCCACATCCACCCGTAACTTGAGGAACTTCTCAAAGGAGTTAGTGCCCACCGTGACGGGATTGGCCTGCCGGTTGGCGAGCGAGTTGGTGGCGTTGTCGGCGCTGATGAGGTCAGCCCCCGATACAGCCGATGACATCGAGCCCGGGGAAGAGCCGGTCTGCACGCGCAGCGTAATAGTCGCGGTCATGTGATCTCCTTGAGAGCCTCAGACCCTTCCAAGGAAGCCGATTTCGGCGCTTGTCGGGGCCCTGCGGCTGAGGGGGATTTGGGTGGTGCGGGCTTCTTGGAATCGAGGGCGTCCTGCGCACTCGGGACGTTCTCCAGGGTCACTGCACCGACCGGGGTGGTCATTATCAGTTTGTCGTACTCGGAGCCGAGCGGCTCCCGTCCGTCTTCCTTCCGGGCTTCGTTGATCGTCTTCCAGGGAGCCCCAGCCAGCGCCATCTTGTTGATAGCCGCCTTCGAGGTCGTCTCCTTGAGGTTGAGACGGGTGAAACGGAAGGCAAGGTTGTTCTCCGGCCCACCGAAAGCCGGGTCCCACACGACCTCCCGCGTGAAGTAGTCCTGAATGAGCGCCAGGAGCGGGCGCAGGCCACGATCCTCGGTATGCTCGGACTGGATCTCGCTGGTGGATCGGTTGACATCAAAAGTGATGCCGAGGTCCTGGGGGGAAAGTCCGAAGACGGCCGCAATCTTACGCACGAGGTACTGCTGCCACTCTAGGAACTGCATCTCCCGGTTGGAAGTTCGGAACGGGATGAACTGGGCGTTCTTGGTTCCACCCAAGAAGGCCATCGCACCTCGACCGGCCACTTCACTGAGCCAATAGGACTTGAACTCATCGACCTGCTCCGGTCGAGCCCCCTCACCGAGGTCCAGGATGCCATCCGGGGCGGCGGCCTGGACCTGGCGGCGGTTGTATTCATGCCCACCCAGTTCAGCGTCGATCGTGTTCTTGAGCGACTCCAGCGGGGCGAGACCGATGGGCGTATAGGTCCGGGGAGAAGACATCATGTAGATGAACTCTACGTTCAACCAGCGCGCCCGCTCCTGGTAATCCGGATACCAAAAGTAACGCGGCTCGCGCGGGTCGCCATCCCAAATGGCGCTGACCCGGATGGTGCCCCCATCCACCGCCCAAATTTGGACCGTCTCACCCCGGAGATTGCGGACCTTCTCGATGCAGCCCGCATCGAGCACGCGCAGATCCTCAATAACCGGCTCTATGAAGGAACGGAATGAGTCGGTCGAGGCGTTGGGTGTATCAAACAGGTCCTTGATACGCTTGGCGACCCGCTTATTATCGACCTGGACATCGGAGTTGTACGGGACGATGTCCCATTCGGCGCTCGAAACCTGCGATTTGCGCACATTGATGGCGGCGCGCACCCACTCCGAGTGCTCGGCCCAGTTACGGAACAGTTTGACGTTGCTCTTGGCGACCTGGTTGCCCTGGAAGACCATTCCCACCGAGGTGATCTCGGGGATCTTCTTAGGAGTTGCACGCTGAGGCTCCTCCCGGGTGCGGGACGTCAGTCGCTTCTGGACGTACTCCACGATCGAGGTCACACGCCGACCCTCCAGTTCTTGAAGTGGGCTGCGATGGTGTCGGCTTGGATCTTGGAGAGGTGGTCCTTCATCAGCCGCTGGTTAGCCAGGGTGGTGGCCTCCTCACGGGTCAAGCGATAGGTCTTCAGACCAATCATCATGTCGGCTAGATGGTCAGGCACCCAATGCGGACCATCACGAAACTCGATTTCAGCCATTTGACTACCTCCGCAGCGATCCGAAGAAGAAGCCGCCACCAGCCAGATCCATGGAGAAGCCGAGGGCATCGACCATGTCATCGTGCCCCTTTGGAAAGGCACGCAGTTCACGCTCGAAGTCCGAGTCCTTCAAGGAGATGTGGTGGTAAACCTTATGCGCCTCATACCGAGCGGCTGCGGCCCGTCCTCGGGTGGTCTTGTCCACATCTGACTTCTTGCCCTGCACCGGCAAACGCGGGTACTCCCGCATCAGTTCCTGGATCAGGGTGGATTGGAACTGCTGGTTCTCAATCACGATCAGCGCCATGTTGGGGTGGGCTAGCCAACCGTCCACCACGAACTCGGCGTGATGAGTCTCCCGTTTGTCGCGAACCACGCTCAGGACGTAAAAGTTGCCGTCGTCATCCTGGGCGGTGGTAACCCGAGCGGTGTAATCGGCCCGCTCTCTCTCGGACGAGGCCAGGTCCACTCCCATCCGAATGGTGTACCGCTTGTCAGAGGGCAGAGAGGTGAAGTAATACTCGTCTGGTAGGTGGGGGAAGATGTTGCCCGCCATCAGACCACTGATGTCATTGAGATAGGAGCAGGCAAACATGGGCGAGCCCATGTCGATTCGCTCTTGGTCGAGATGCGGGAGATCCCAGACCTCGGGCCACAGCGCCCTCCGCTCGCCTTCCTCTTCAAAAATCGCTCCCCGGATCAGGCTCTTCCAGCCCTTCCCGCCCTCTTCGGGTGGGGAGATGAGCATCTGGTACAGGTCGTCCTCACCCCAGCGCGTGCCGAGCACGATGATGACGCCATCCGGGGTCAGACACGGCTTGAGCGTCTTCCAGAACCATTGCTCGACCTTCTCCCGTTGTTCGGTGTTGGCGGTGTTCTCCTCATCGAGGATGTCGTCACACAGAATCACATCGAACCGCTTAGAGATGATCGCGCCCGGCGCTCCAGCGGAGTACAGGGTCACGTCCTTGGTGCCGTGCATCTTGGACCCGGCCCGCAGCCATTCCACGTCAGTCCATTTGGTCCGGCCCACGATGTCGCCGAAGACCTCCTTGAAGCGGTCATTGGACTCGTAGGTCCAACGGATGGCCCGCGAGAAGTCGTTGGCCTGCTTGGCGGTGTTCGAGATCAGACCCACACGGATGTGCGGGTTGCGTGCGATCAGCCAGGACAGGTAGATGGTATTGCCCCAGGTGGTCTTGGCGTGACCTCGCGGTTCGAGAATGACCGCGTTGGTACGGGCGTCGATGCACTCCTGGATGAAATCCACCATCTCGCGGTGGTGTGGGGCCGGGGCGTGGCCGTAGACGTACTCGCCGAAGGCGTAGACGTCAGTTGGGGCGAGGCCCCGCAAGGCGAAGTTGTGGAGTTCCTTCCACTGATCCTCCGACAAGTCGCGTGCGAGCAACTCGCTCAAGTTCCCGGAGAAGTCCGAGATCAAGGTCTCGGGAGTCGGCGGTGATGCTGACACCAAGGATGGTGGCCTCCGTTCGTGTGGTCGGCTGACCGAGCAGGCTCTGGAGCGCCTGAACCGCCATCACCAGATCCTTCACATTGACCGGGATCATCCCGGCCTTGAGTTGCGCGCCATACTGGTACAGCGTCGCACGCAGGAGCGAGAACGCCTCGTCCAGGACTTCTTCCTTCTCTCGGATGTGCTTGTCGGCGGTCTTTTCGATCGCCGTATCCGAGATGTGGGCGCGGTAGTCGTTGCGTTTCTTGTCCCACTCGTGATTACGTGCCCATTCCGCCATCGAGGAGAACGAGACGCCGTAACGAGTGGCGAGCGAGCGGATCGAGTCGCTGCCGGTGCGGTATTCGCGCTCGGCAGCGGAGTAGTCGATCTTGGTGCGGCCCATGTATGATCCTCCGAGGTCCGGGGAGAGTCGGGAAACAGGTGGTGGTCCCCGTTGGGTAAAAGACGTAGGGCCAGAACAGACATAGAGCCCGCCACCGACCAAGGCTGGGGGATGATGAGAGGCCCCAGTCCCAGGCGTCGGCTCCCGTTCGGTGTGGTGCCTGCTGAAATCCGAGGAACTGCCCCGGACCTAATCCGCCAGATAGTCGGCAGCGATGCGCTCCAGCGCCACGCCGTCGGGGATGGACTCTCCATCCTTGGCTCGCTCAATCGCCTGATCGAGCACCTTGACCGCTTCGATCGGCAGCCGATAGATGCGCTCCACCCAAGAATCGACCTGACGCGGGGTCTGCTTCTCGAACTCCTCCCAATCGAAGGCAGGCAGGTTCACTAGTTCCGCGAACGCTTCCTTGGAGTAGGGGAGCACATCGATCAGGGATTCAGTCGTTTCGCTCTTGAGCAGATCCTGGAGCAGATCCGCCAACTTCTGCTTCTCGGCCGAGCCGCGAGTCTCATTGAGCACGATCGACAACTGCTTGGCCACGATATCCGGGATGGGTCCTACATTCCAGACCGGGATGCTGTCCTGGCCGAGTTGCATCCATGCCTTCCAGCGATGCTCGCCGTCGATAATCTCGAAGCCGTTGCTGTCGCGTACCACCACCGGGCTCGCCATCCCAAACCTGCGCAGCGACTCCAGTTCCTTATCGAACATGAAGGCGTCCATCTGGTTTGGGTTCCAGCCGTTAGGACGCAGTAACTCCGGCTTGATCCACGCGAGCGTGCCCTTGGTGATAGCGGCGGTGGTTGCGACGGTAGACGGCACGTTCTTGCTCCTTGGTGCGATAACGAGGACCCATCTGCGCGGCGCACAGGTTGCAGTAGGGCACGCCCCGACCAACCGGATACGCTGGGAAGACGGTGGGGGCCGAACAGCCCACACATTCGATCGCTTTCATGCGCGCACCTCCCGGTCCAGAATCACGCCCCGACCTTCCGACAACCACACCTCGACCCGGTAGACGGACTTGATGGGACCGGCGAGTCGCTCTAAGACCCAGGCCGCCACGTTCTCCGGTGCGGTAAAGGTCCCCGGCAGCATCGCGTTGAGATGCTCGCCATCGAGTTCCTTCAAGGTCGATCTCAAGGCTGCGGCCAAGGGAATATCTACCAGATGACCTTTGAGTGGGTCGAAGCGAGCATGGGCTGAAACACGAACCCGCCAGTGGTGGCCATGAAGGCGACCGCAGGCGGGATCGGATTCAATCTCATGCGAGGCGTCGAAGGAGCCCTCAGTAACGAACGAAAAGTCCATTGCACCTACAAAAGGGGATGGGGAGCCACACTAGGTGCTCCCCGTCCATTCGGGACGCGCCATACGCCGTATGACGCTCATCGGTGTGAAACTGTGCGGATACTAACGCACGGTGTGCGACTTTGCCTATCCCTTTCGTTCCAAGTCCGAGATGCGCTCGATGACGTAGAGGTAGATGTCATCGAATACCTCCCGCTCCGCCTCGCTGTCAGGCCGGAATCGCACGGTGAGCGTCTTGCCGCTGGGATGGAAAGTTACGTTGTGCGGCGGCGCGTATCGCTCAGGGAGGTCGTAGTCGATCGTGGCTTCAATCACGGCTGCTCCATGGCGGTGTCGGGCACGCTCATCTCTGCCTCCCCCGTTGTCTCGATGGACGCTGCCTCCACCCGCACACGAAACAGGCCGCGCGCTGGATCAAGACCAAGGGCGTAGACCTGATTGAGTGTCAGATCGACCAATCGTTGATTGGCCGTCCCGGTGTAGCAGTCGCAGTACATCGCCGGTTCAACCACGATCACCTTGCCTGTTTCAAGCGCGGTAATGCGGATCGGGGTACAGGCTACCCACGGCCAGACACAATCGTTGCGCGCCGCTGTTGTGCCGTGATACCACGAGGCGACCCCCTCGCCGTAGATCTCGCAGCCCACGATTCCGGTCGGGCTATTGGGGGAGATCGGGTACGGGCGACACTCCGCTCTCACCAGAATTGGGTTCGCTAGTAGAGCCGCTCCCGCCATCAGCAGGGCGACCGCGATGCGGAATATTCTCATCGGTCTCCTCCATATCTTCGAGGGTGACCTGCCGATTGAACCACACATCCATATCAGACAAGTACACCCATTCGGTCTGGATATCGGTGTAGGTGATCGTTCGGATGTCACCATCCTGGTCGATCACGATCGCATCCAGGCCATGGAATCCGAGAATGAGAAAATGATCCTCACCCAGTTTGCTGTGTGCGGGGATGGGGTTCGATACGCCGAACATCAATAGGGCTCCGCGAATCCGTCCAACACCATCTGGGTGTTGAGGTTGAGGCCATTTACCACGCATTCGACCAGGTAGCGGCCATAGTTGTCGGCCTTGCTGGTTGTCACGATCAGTGGACCGGCCGCCATCAGGGCCTTGAGGTGGTCACGAGCCGGAGCGCCCTGTGGGGTTTTCATCTCCGGCGCGTTGATCCTGGAGAGTCGGTAGCGTTCCCCCCGACGCCATGTCCGGAATCCAAGGTCGATGTCCAGATGGACCGTATCACCATCGTACACATCGAGCAGGACGGCGGCGTAGGTGAACGAGCCGCTCACCCAGCATCATCCTGGAGCCTGGCCACGATGCGCAGACAGGTTTCGCAGGACTTCGCAGTGGGGAGTTCATCTACGACCTCGGCGTTGTCCTTGGGCGTTCTACCGCAGTAGGTGCTGGGTCCGAAGTGGTCGTGGGGCCGGATGGCATGCCAAGATCGAATCTTGACCCACTGAATATCCATCGTGATCTCCTTTACAAGGGGGTGATGCGGGGGTCGTTCTGATTCGCCCCGCCGGGCAGGAACAGGGTCGGGTCGTAGATGAAGCCGACCCGGTTATAGGGCGCCTGGATCAGGACGCCGAAGTGGGAGTGATTGCCGGTGGCCGAGCCGGAGTGGCCGACGTAGCCGATGACCTGACCACGGGCGACATGCACGTTGAGGGCGATGCCCGGACCGAACTTCGATAGGTGACCGTGGACATACCGCACGCCGGGCCGGATGGTGACGTGAATCCGTAGCCCGGATATTCCATTCGGTCCGCAGGCGGTCACGGTGCCTGCTTCGCTGGCCAGGATCGGCGTCCCTTCCGGTGCGGCGAGGTCCAGACCAGGATGGAAGTGCGGGTAGAAACGGAACCACGGCTGACCAGAGATCGCGTTCCACCATGATCGTCCGAGGTAGGCGTATTGCGATGGCTCATCCTTACGCAGGGATGGACCCCAGCCTTGGGTCAGCGTGTAGGCGAACGGCAGCAGCAGGGCCATTACTTGTGCTTCCTTTCAGGACTGATGGGCTCATCGGTATACGGAACCCACATGGCCACCGGCTTCTTGCGGTTCATCACCAACACCGGCTGCTTGATGTCATGGTAGCCACCCCGCAGGAACTCCCGAAGCCCAATCTTTCGGCTGGGGGCTTGTCCCTGCGAGACGGTCATGTCTCGACCTTGATTCTAGGAAGGGTCACGACGGCCCAACCCTTTTCTTTGAGGAGCCCCGCCACGATGGCTTGGGCGAGGTTCCGGTCTGATTCACAGAAGAAGTTGTCGCCGCGATGGCGGACGGTATGGATCTTGTGGGCGACCTCCGTTTTCACGAAGTCCTCGTCCACGTATGCGAGAGGCATAGGTGCTCCTTATAGGCTCTTGCGGTGCTTGCGGTGTCGCCACCAGACCATCAGCGTGCGGTAGACGATGTTGGCCGCGACTAACACCATCACGGCCACGAGCATGTCGATCAGGATCACGGAGTTGGCGGCAATAGCAGGCTCTTGGTATCGAGCAAGAAGTTGCCGGAGGCGGGAAGCAAGATCACGCTGATCTTGTCGTTCAACTTAGTAATGGCGGTGTACTGGATCAAATTGGCGGTCAGGCTCTCCGACAGGAGGCGGTTGGCCTCGGCCTGTCCTGTAGCCAAGGCGACGGCCGCGTTGGCCTTGCCTTGGGCATCGACCACGGCCTGCTCGGCCTGGATTCGCTTCTGGGCCAGGATCTGCTCCTGGGTCTGGACTTGTTGCTGGGCGACCTGTTTGTCCTCGATCGCCTTCTCGTACTCCGGCGAGAACGCGATGTTGGCGAGGTAGATGTCGTCCACGATGATGTGATAACGGGCTAGGTTCTCGTTCATGGCCGTGATCGTGTCGGCCCGAATCTTGTCTCGCTGCGGGAGGATTTCGGTGATGCTGAACTTCGGCATTTCCTCCTTGATGAAGTCGTTGAGCGCCGGGTCGATCACCTTGCTGGCGAAGTCTTCGCCAACCTGGCGGTAGATCACAAAGGCGAAGGCCGGGTCGATGTGGTAGTTCAACTTCCCCGAGGCCTTGACCTGCTGGTACTCCTTGGACGCCGCGTCGATGTCCTTGAATTCATGCGGTTGGACTCGGGTATCAATCAGATGGACGGTCTCAGCCACAGGAATGACGATGCTCAGTCCGGCGAGGAGCGTTCGCTCTTCAACGGCACCGAAGTTGGTCACCACCCCAACGTGACCTGCTGGCACGATCACGATCCCCAGGCTGGCGAAGGTCAGAACGAAGAACGCCAGCGCCACGAACCGCAAGGGCTTGGTCTCTATCCGGTCTGGATCATCCTTGGCGAGGGATCTGTTCTCGCGGGCAAGGAAGATGCCCACGGCGATGGCTCCCACGCACAGGAGCGCCAGGAGCGCGGTCAGAATATTCAAGGTCCTCCTCTAAGGAGCCGGGGCTCCCACTGCGTTCATCAGAAGTCAGACTTTAGTTGATGTCTGACAGGGCGTCAAGGGCCGTCCCGGGCCTTTTCGAGGCTTGGGGCGGTTCTAGGCGGGTTCCGGCGCGTTTTCAGCCTTTTCGGCGAGTTTTCGGAGCATATAGGCCCGTTGGCGGTCCGAATTGCCCGGGTTGCGGCGAAAAGTGATGCCTCGCAGGTTCAGCGCGCTATACAGAGAGGAATATCCGCTCAGGTTGCCGTGGTAATGCCGATCCAGAATCTCTCGGATGGGTGTGGCGGTATGGACGTATTCCTCACAGGCTAAATCGGCATTCGTGGTTCGCCGCTGGAGCCTCCAATCAGCGTCCCGAAAATATCGGCCTCCGCCTCGGTTGGCCCGATATCCATACCTCGGCAGCAGGCGATAAATCGTCTCGTAGTTCAGACCCTTGGGCGAAAAGCCTTCTTCAATCATGCTGGAGAGGATCTCCTCGATCTTGACTCCCGCCACGTACAGTTCGACCAAACGCTGATTCCGCTCGGTCTTGGCTTCCCGACGCGGGTTTGCCAGTTTGCCAAGTCGGTGGTGCTCCGAGCGAGCGTGCTCCGAGAAGGCCCCGATCCGGAACTGAGCGTGGCAGCGACTACAATCGCGTTCGCCACGCCGGGTCCCGTCATGGCGGACCTCGCGCAGTTGCTCGGACCGGACCACACCGTGTTCCTGACAGATTTGACGCACTCGTTCGCGGGTGATGCCGACCACATCCGCTACGTCCTGGAGGGTCAGGGAGAGATCGTCACGGATCAAGGCCGCGATCTGCTCGTTCCGGGCTTGGGTCGCGTTGATCTTGTCCGTGTTCAGCGGATACTGGTGGAAGGCATAGTGCTGTGACTTGAGGGACTTCCGATGCACCAGGTCACGGGAGTGCCTTGCATACTCACCGCCCAAGTACGGCTCTCCGCACTTAGAGCAGGCTATCGTCCGACCGGTCCGAATGTTCGACATGTCTGACATTATAGCATAGTATGTCAGACAATGAGAGAGGGGATGCGGTCTGACTCACAGTCCGGCCCCTTCCAATAGGTCGGCGATCTGGTTGCGGGGCATCGAGTGATAGTCGTTCAGGTGCATGACCAGGTCCGCCACATCGAGATCGAGGCAATGGAAGCACCCCTCGTATCTAAAGGGAGCCAGATCCATCTCATGGTGACAGAACATCCAATGCGGTCCTTCGCTAAGGCCATCATCGGAACCCACCGGGAGGCCCATCGCCAGCCAGATGGTTCCGATTGCGCAGTAGGCTCCCCGCCCATCGGTCATCACCCCGAACGCCTGCCGGGTGTGCATCGCTCCCAAACGAAGCGCCTCCGACAGTTTGAGGGCCGGGACAGTCTCGATGGGCCGGGGTTCGGTCAGGATCTCGATCATGCCTACCCCTTCTTTCGCTCAAAGTCGAACTTGATGAGCGCGTAGCGCAGGCCGGTCTGAATACAGGTCATGCAGAACCAACGGCCATCCCAGGCCTGCCATCGCTGGCGGTTCTCGGCCCCCGGGCAGCACGTAAACGGCTGTGCAGGGATGCGCTCAGGGAAAATGTGCATGTCTGACTTTATCACGTCTGTCTATGGCCTCTTCCTGAGAGGTTTCCCATCCACATCCCAGAATCGTTCCTCGGCCATAGGATTTGGGCGATCACCGACCGCCAAACCCGGGGTCTGCTTGCGGGTTGGGGTTGCAGTTCCGTGAAGATGGACTCCCAAAAGACGTTGACGACGGCAGAGTGGACATTCGATCACGGCTCCCCGACCAATCCCTGGGACGGTATGGCAAACCCACCCGCGATGCATCTCACAGTAGGAACCATCGTCCACCGAACAACCGCAGGCGTACGGTTCCATCAGACTTGCCCCTCGCGCGCCCTGCTCACCCCTGCCCCTCCTGCTGGTAGGCGGCAGGACTCAGATGCGGCCCGTTGCACTTCCACGGCGTGACGCAGTTGGGGCACATATCCGCTTCCTGTATGTCGAGCCCGCTCTCCTGCTCATAGGCGGCGGCGATGGCAGCGGCGAACGCTGGCGTGTCAATGCTCAGGTTCACCCATTTATGAGCCGTGCCGTCGAGGTTCCACAGCACGCGTGTCAGCCGCTCCACGTCGAGCGCCACCGGGGCTAGGGGCAGTTCCACCGAACCTGGAGGGTATGCATCATCGGGCAGCGGCGGTAGCATCCCTTGCCCGTCACCGAGCCCCATGACCCCGACCGGACTGGTATAGCGCTCCCTCCCGCGCAGCGCAGGGGCAGCGGTCCATGAATCGTGGAACGGGCATGAGCCGCTCGTCCCGCTCTCCGGGCAGTCGCAGCGCAGCCCCGCTCTGCTGGCGGCCTCGGCTTCGATAGCGAGGATGTCGGCATCAAAGTCACGGACCCAATCCGTTCGAAGATATTCACGCATCGCTCGTCCTGCCGCCGTTCGAGGCAGCGGAGTCGGTTCAGGTGTGGTCACTTCTCTCCCTCCTGCTGGTAGGTGGCGGCGAGCCGTCGTCCGTACACCCCGTCGTCATCCTCGAAGCGTCGGGGTGTCAGAGTCACGGCGTCAATCAGCCGCTCCATGTCCAGCGCAGCGGCCGCAGGCTGGGCAGCGGGGAGTCGGACGAGTGCAGTCAAGCCGCAGGCGCAGCGAGCGTTTATGCCTTCTAGCCCAGCAACGGCGATGAGACTGTCGAACCTGTGCTCATGCGGGTCATCCTGCTCGGCAGCGGGGAGGGCGGCGGCCTCGGTCCAGCCCATCTCGTCCGCTAGTTGTGCCTTGGCCTCGGCTTCGATGGTCGGGAGTTGGGCGATGATGCTGTCCACAGTAGATTGCCGCATCCCGTGCGCAACCTCCGCACCCAACTGGGCCGCGACGCTGTGCGCGGTGTGCGTGCGCGGGGTCGGTTCGGGTGTGGTCATGGCTGC